GTCATGCACCGAACATAATCAATAGTCTCATCGTTTGTCTTATCTACTTTTGTGAGAAAAGGTTTGCACCACTTTGACTCCCATTTTGATAAGGAGACTAGGGAGTGCTCTAGTTGCAAAACACATTCTTTAGAATTGACGAACTCGTTGGTACGTTCATCAAACTTCTCAACTGCGGGAATACTAATCTGCAACATTTCCCTAGTCTCCTTTTCTAAAAGTTAAAGTATATTAGTTCTGCGGCGGAAGTGTCGCAATTTGTGGCAAAATGGAGTTGATAAACAGAATAGCCGCCTTTTCGTCGGTAACCAACTCCATAAACAAGTCACTGTAAGCCTCGGTTTGAGAGAAAGCTTTTGATAGTTCTTCGCTTTTAATAAAGCGCTTACCATCGTCGGACTTCTCGCCATAGGCCATCAGAATAGTTTTCTGGAAGAGGCCGATAAGTTTCTCTCCATCTTTCTCTGCGCTGATTTTCTTGATCAATTTCTCAAGGCCACCAGCAGTCGACAACTCTAAGGTCGTTAACTCGGCCTTGGTAAGGTTGAAGTAAAAGACTTCTTCCCTCTCGTTCCCATCATAATCCACGTACTTAATTTTCTTCTTAAGCATTTTAAAAACTCCTTTTCAAGATTTAATATCACATGTCATGAACGCATTTATTATCCCACTTCTTATAAACGTCCAAATATGTTTCATGTTTGTCGCCGTTATAAGTAAGTTCGTAATACATGCCGTCCATAACTTCGGTGCTGATTAGCACTTTCCAATTCTGAAGAGTTTTACTAAACCACACAACATACACAAGATCTGGGGTTAAAGTAAAATTATCAGTTTTTTCTACACGCCCATTAAAATAATCCACGACAATTTTCTTTGCTTTGTCTTGGATAACGTTTAATGCCATTTTAAAAACTCCTTTTCAAGATTTAATATTACCTGGTGAAATTAGCAGACAAAAGTTTTGAAATAAGCCATTACCTTTTCTAACTCAGTAATGGTAACTGCATAACGACGAGCAACCTCGTTGCGATCCTCGGGTTTTGCAGCACGCAAATCCTCAAGTAGATCCGACATCTTTTGAAGAATATCTTCTTCCTTGATAATTTTTGGTTCCATTTTGAATCCTTTGTGATAGGGAATGGAGGAGTCCTGGAATAGGCCCAAGACTCCTCCCAAAAACTCTTAGGATTTTGCCTGAATTACGCGGTCGCGAAGTTGCGGGCCGACGGGGCAAGTACCTGGTTGTAAACGTCAACCACACCAGCAATGGTCACGACATAAGTCGTCCCAGCGGTCAGGTTGGTTACAGGGTCAAGGGTCAGAACTTTACCAGCAGTGTCCCAAGTGCGGACAACCGGAACGAAGACGCCAGCGGCCGTAGCGATCGCCACAGATTCGCGCAGGATCTTGTTATTGAAGGTCAAAACGATGTTCGCCGAAACGACAACACCAGAGGCGTCATCCGCAGGAACCGAAGACACGGTCACAGCGCTGGGCGCGGTGGTCTCGAGAATCGAGATAACCTCGGCAGGCAGAGGCAAACGACCTTCAACGGCGTCCACGCCAAAGAGGATAGCTTCGAGAGCGGCCAATTTGGTCGGGTCAGCAACTGTCGAGTCGATAACAACACAAGCGGTCGGCTTGCAGCCAGGAACTGGCACTGGAGTGGTGCTGACAGTCCAACTGAACGAGATTGCTGACGGCGAGTCGTTGATCGTGCCATAAGCCTTCTGCGAAGGGGCTGCCATAGCACCGTAGATCAAATGCAGTTTGTAACCATAAGCCTGGCCGAGAATGTCATTGCCGAAAATGGTGCGGTAGCAAAGACCAAACTGCTTGCGGGTCTGCTGACCAACCATCATACCAGTTGCTGGTTCTGCTGAGCCGTCGCACGCGGCGAACTCAGCAGGATAAGTATAGGCCTCGACGGTCGCACCGAATTGCTCGGCAGCCACCAGGTTCAAATACTTAATGTTATCGGCGTACAATGCGGTAGAATCGGCGCCGGAGGGGGCTTCTGTGAGGGTCGTTAGACCATTCCAGGCAACACCTTTGGGATACGTGCCATCGCTGGCCATAGGGTAAAGGACGCCATGCTCGACGCCTGTCTCGTACGTTTTGTTCCCGGTGTTGTCCCATACAATATTTTGGGCCATATTATTTCTCCTTAGAAATATAGATTGAAAACATCATGATGCAAATTATCTGCTGTAAAATGCCGATCGTAATTACACTGCTGCAATTTTAACACTTTATCTGGGATCAGACTATCCGGGTCTTTGTCGATCACAGTAATAGTATACCGCTTGTCGGACTTATAGGGATAGTTGTCCGCAAATATGGTGTTAGCGTTGCTGCGCTCATAAACGATGCATGGGTACTTGATTTGAAGCGAAGACGGAGGTTGAAAGTACACCTGTTTGGAACCAATAACGGTTTCCAGTAAGGTTTGAAGTTCTGTTCTAGGGCGCATTATAGACACCCCCTACCGTTAAAATAAGGCGAGGCCTTTGTACTTCAATGTTCGTAATTTTCCATAAAGTACCCTGCCATTCGACATACCTCATAGCAGAGAAATTTTTGTAAGCGAAGTCGTTGCCCACGATACTGAATTGGTTGTTGACAACCGGGGAGTCGTTCAAAGTACCAGTATTCTCCCATCGCCTCGTGTTACGTATAACGTCACCATAATAGTTATGCGGAACAACGACTTCGCTATTAACTCCTGGCGCCGTTTCTTCCGTATGGACGAATCCTATATTGCCATGAAAACGTGCCATTTTGAACTCCTTAGGCTAGGCCCCAATTGGTCTAGCCTGTACTATTTAACTTTTCCAAACTTAAACTAAGAGATCTTAGCCAGCAGCTGCAACCTGCTCGATGACCAGCGCCGAATGTGGCAGGGTCAAAGCGCCAGAAACACGCGTTTCCAGCAAATAGGTGAACTGGTTGTAATCGATGTCGAAATCATCGAACATCGAAACAGCGCCGCCCTTGTCAGCACCGATCGTGTAATCTTTTAGGTTGACAATGATACCAACCAGATTCAAAGTCACAGGAGTAGTGTCGCTGGATTCGCGGGTGTAGTTCGCCATAACGGGAACTTCGACAATGTTTGAAACACGCAGGACTGCCTTCAGATCTTCCATGGTCGTATAAAGGCGCCGACCCATTTCGTCTTTCAATAGCAGCATGTCGCTGACAAAGGACGAGGTGGTGTACAGAGTTGGGCTGCCAGAACCGTAGTACTGATCGCGATTGCGAATAACGGAGTCAATGATATCATCAGTGCTCGCATCGGAAGCCAGACGCACATGCACGGCATAAACGTCAGAATCGGTAACGATCGGGCGAATGTTCGCTTCCGTGATTTTATCGGCAGCGGCGCTGTCCCTACCATCCCCAATGAGGATCGCTCGGGCGAGTTCTTCGTCCAGCATGATCCGCATTTCGCCTTTCATCCAGGCGACGACATCCAGATCGGTGATATCGATAATATCATCGCGATCCAACTTCTGTTTCTTGTAGATGGTTTTTGGCGTGGTGACGCGGCGAAGGAGTTCAATGACTTCGTTGAGCTTCAGGGAACCCTTAACGTAACCCTTGGCACGAGCAGCATCGGCGGTGATGTCAGCGGCAATGCTTTTGATGCGAGAGAACGGACTATGGGTTGCGGCAGCCAACACCTGGCCCACCCATTCCATCCGGCGAGAGATCATCGCGGGATCGTTCGCTACGGAGCGAGCATCTGGGAACAGGTAGTCGATGTTGGTGATACCATAGTCACCGGCATGGGCCAAGAATGAGTTCTTGAGAGAACCATTGTACATGGTGGTGGCATCATGGAAGATCGTGCTCAATTGCTCATCGGTCAAGGATTCGCGTGCTCCGATTACTTCTTTGCCATTGTCAGAAAATACATTATGTTTCATTACTTCTCCTTCGTCGTTAATTGCAGATTGCGCTGCGGTGGTGTCGGAAGCGGCACTGTCAACAACTTCCGCAATAATAGCATAGACAACTTCTTTCTGCTTGTCTGTTAAAGTGTCGAAAACGTCAGCAACCGTCTCGGTGCTGGAACTCGCTGCATCAGCGTGCGCAAGAACAGGAGTGTCCATCACTACCTGTTTTACGATCTCGGGCAAGAAAATGGCCTCGCCAGTCTTGATAAGGACGTCTTCTTCTGACTCGTCGACGCTACCGTCGCTATGAGAAATGGAAACATTCTCAATTTGAGCGCCAGGATTAGCCCCGGCAAGAACAAGACTGACCTCACGGATCGCGCCATGCGAAACTGATCCACGACTTTGCACCAGGTCATTGGCGAAAATGCTTAAGAACTTGATGTCCTTATGCTCGACCAGTTTCTTTCCCAGTTGGCCGCGTGGAGTATCGTTGAAATTGGCGTATGCATATACACCTTCAGGACGGCATTCAAGCAGAGCGTGCCCAAGAACATTATCTGGCTCGTTGTGAAAATGCGCCCACACCAGAGGGACTTCCATCCCATCATTATCTTTAAATGCATCAGGCAGGATTGTCCGGCCGTCAGAGCATTTAATGTTGCTTTTAGTGGCCCAGCCGCTAAAATCGTATTGCTTAATTGGTGCCATTATTTATTGCTCCTTTTGAAATAGTAGTTGCATCAATGGCCGCAGGATTTGTTGGCACTGCTGGCGAAGGTGATGCAGCTGGTTGATTTAGGTTCTTGTTAGAAAGTTTGTCAGCCTCAGGATCAGAACTAGGCCGCCATCCAAGGACGACACGAATGTCATTAGATGATGCGACAGCATTACGAGTAAGACTGTCGGCAATAGTTCCTATCTGACTAACCGGAACAAGACCAAATGGGTTACGGAAATACATGATGGATTGCCCCTGAGTGATTGCTGTTTGGGTTAGGTACTTTCGTTTCAACTCATCAGCGATCGCGGACAGGATCGGATTAACGGTACGATTATAATAGTTAATTATAGCTTCCTCGTTGGCTGTTCCGTCAAAAATGGCTTCGGTAATTCCTAGCTGGCTGTAAAGCATGCTCGTCAGGAATTGAACTTGCACCATTAAATTATTCTCAGCCGGACGATTTAGTTGAGTAACTTTTTCCGTCCCATCAATATAGGCAATACCATACTTCGATCCCATTAACTGGGACTCAATATCTTTTCGACGCTGCTCGGCTTGATCTTGCCTAGCCTGAGTTTTTATAACGTAGGGCAATTGAATAAGTAAATCCAATTTGCCTGAGGCACTTTGTGTGTCGATAGCGTCGAGATGATCAAGAGTACGTATAAGCCTCTTTACTGTCGAGTTTGGTTCGTTCATCACGGAATAAAGAGGATTTTCAATTATGGCTATGTCTTTCTTTGGTAGGATCACGTCTTCTTTCTGACCGGTATGATCGTTATAAAGAAAGACGGACACATGCGCTGGATACCACTGAGTGATTTTTCCAGTACGTATAGATTGCACATCCCAGGATGAAGATTCCGCTGGATTTACAGTGGTATCAACAGGGACTATAGCCACACTGCCCTCATCGAACAATGACAGAACCACATCTTGCATAAACGCACGTCCTGTCTGATCGATATTAGCATCAAGGCTAAGGCATTTGTCAAGGCCTGTAGGCAAGGTCTCGATATATCTGTCATTTTGATCCAGACGGACATGATGCATTAAGACAGAGGAGACATCAATGCTGATCCGATTGTAGATGCCTGAGACAATAGAACGTTCGGTACTCATACGCGCTTGATTTCGATCGGGCCTTCTACTGTAGGATGGTCCTATCTCATAACTTTGCACCTGGGTTGGATCTCGATCAAGAAAGGCGTTCCATCCATTTTTAATTCTATCCAGAATTTTTATTGCTGGCAATTCTTACCTCCTTTCTTAGATTTTGATCATATCAACTCTTTGGCATAGGCTTTCATTGCGTGATCTATCATGCCCATAAAATCATTACCGAGTGTATCTACCGTTGTAGTTAACGACTCACCTTCCATTGGAATAATTTTGCTAAGGGCTTCCTTTACCATTTGTTTTGTTATTTCTACGCTTCCTTTTTATGAAGAATATGGTTTTAGAATGCCGTACCGAGAGAAATCCGACGCCATGATTTGCCAGATGTATTGTTGTCGTCAACGACGCACACGTATAAATATGAGGAATCAATCATCAACGTGTCTTTGGGAGAGTCGGTGCCATCGACACCACCAGATAACTTTGTAGCTCCACCAGCGAAAGCACCATGGACCATCGTTTCGCCGACCACAATATCGTTACCCTTTTTGCCTGCGATATCCGAAGTAAGAGTGACAACGCCACCGGTCGAATCGACAGCTCCGACACCTTGAGTGTCGGATGCGGTGATCGCAGCAACGAGTGCCGTGACAGCATTTTGAGCTGAGCAGTCGGCACCAGAAGTAAGAGTTCCAGCACCAAATACATTCCCAACAGCCGTGAAAGTTTCGGTCGTAGCGATCGCGTCGCCAGCCACACCACCAACCAGAGCAGTCAAGGTGCAGATGTTCGCGGCGAAAGCAGAGGCAGAAACTTTTGGATTTGGAGTGTTTTTGCCATCAGTACCGTTGATCGCGGCAACAATGTTAAGTTTGGCGCCAGCCAGATCAGCACCAACTTTAATCTTCCCACCGGCCAGAGTTCCGTTGTCGGCAATGAAAGTGTAGACCGTAGTGCCGATCGTCATCGTGTCGCCAGCAGTTGGCTGGGTCGGAACGGTCAGAGTACCAGTAGACTTCGTAGTACTTGCCGTGATATCAACGGCCTTATTCGTCGGCGACGTCTTTGTCTGGGCGGTGTCCGCCAAGAACTCATAAACGTCAGTTTTAAGGCGAAGAGGATTATCGATCGTGACAGTTTCCCCATCGATAACCACGCCAGAAACGGTCAAAGCTTTGGAAGCATTGACAGCATTGACGGCCGTTCCATGAACTAGAAATGCAAGATTCTTTTCCATCAGTTTTCCTTTTCAAAAATATGATTATTCAAAAGCTTCTTTGTTCGCTTTGTACGCAACATAAGCATCCATTAAAGCTGACACACTATCGATTTTGGCATCATAACGCTTCTTATAAAGTTTAAGATTGCCATTTGTATCTTCCTGGGTTACAGCATTACCCATTGCAAAACTCATTAATTCTTGGTAGAAGATGAGCATCCGTTCTTCGGATAATGTTTTCAATTCTCCTAAAGGAACCGTTTCTGTTTTAGCACCTTGGATGACTTTCTCAATCCCATATGGTCCGTTCTCTTGTTGCCAACGTTCGACAAATTCTTTTGCATTATATGGATCAAATCCAATGCAACGAACGTCGTACATCGATTCAATGATATAACGATCGACATCGTCATATACTTCCATCATGTCAAGTACCGTGCATTCAAGAACCTGAAGTGAACCTTCTGCTAGAAAATCTTCGTACTTAATCCGCATTGCACCTGTCAATTTTTTTAAGGTTAATGAAGAAATATAGCAACGAGTATCAATGCCAAAGGTTCCATTTGATAGAGGAAACAAGAATGTAAACGCACAAAAGTCATCGCCCTGAGATAAATCAAAGCCCAAGGCGCAAGGTAATTTCCAGAAAGAGCGTTGCCTATGTGGCAAAGTTTCTTCATACGTGAAGAAATATGTGTAACCCTCCATAGGAATACCAAATCGTTTGGCTAGAATATCGTTTCGAGTAGCAGGGGCATTTTCAGCTCTTTCAACGTCCAATTGGTAAGTCTCGTAAGTAACAGTCAATCCTAGATTAGGATTAGCTTTTAGCCACATCGATGGATCGTTGATTTCCTTAATGTCATCTAGTTTATAATACCAGATCGAGACATGAGGGTTGATATAATCGCCCTTAAGGATATCAAGTAGTTCCATTTTGATGGTATCGCCACTACTGTTGCGGACAGTGCCCTCTGAACTCATAGCAACGATAAGATAGTCGTCCAGTTTAGAAGCACCCTGCTCAACAGCACCTACCACATCCTCCCGAATGTCTCCAGATAACCACTCATCAACTGTTGATATCTTTGGACGGAGTCCTTGCAATTTATCAATTGCCATTGGACGTACTTCTAAAAGAGAACCTGTTAAAAAGTTCTCAACGCCCTTCTTTGTGCTAGCTAACTTGGCTCGATTTACTCGAGATCCAGTAGTATTCTGCAAAGATCCTTCTGTAAGGAATTTAAACAGAGGCCCACGTGCGCGAGTAATCGATGTACGTATTGGCGACATAACCTCGTCGGCCTGCTTCATTGTTGGAGCAGTAGCAATCTGATGAGTCGTAGTTGTGTCAACATTGAGAAAGTAATTTTGTATGCAAGAACCATACATAGATTTAGCTGATCCGCGAGCAATTATTAAATATTGCTTATTAATAAGTCGCTTCATGATCATCTTTCGGACATAACGTCCACCATGATTGTCAGCGGTCGGCTCATAAATGGATCTCTCAACAAAATAGTACCATCCAAAGATTTGCTCAGCCCAGAGTTTAAATGTGTCAAGAAGAACCAGATCACTACCATCGGTTAAGGTAAGCTCGTTTTCACAGTATTTGACAAAACCCTGAACCGCTAGATCGTCGTAATAGATTCCTGGATTGTCTATTAGTTGATCAATCCTGTTCATCTCTAACGATATTTCTTTGCAAACAGGAATTTCGCCCTTCAAAACACGATCACGAAACTCACCATAATACCGAGGCACTGCTGTGTTCGATAATGACATACTTAACTCCTAAAGGCCTCCGAGTCTTGCTCCTATTGCCTTTCCAATCATAGCGCCAGCCGACGCGGCTTGCCTTTTCCCCATCTCACTCGTAACATAATCTTTTCCAAGCTTGACAGCTAACCCAGCGGCGCCAATGAGCAATGCGCCAAGTGCCTGCTTACCTTGGTTATTCAGAACTTCTTCAACCATTTTGCGTCCCTTGGAAACTTTCTTCTGATTGAGGGTTGAATACTGTTGTTCAAGTTGGATACGAGCAGCAACGGCTTTAAGTTCCTCATTACTCATCTCATGAACTTTTTTCTTCTTGATGTTGGAGACATGAGCATGATCTTGGCTTGCTCGACGATTGCGAGCGCCAGTTGACGGCTCACTTTTTCGTTGGCCCCAGTGCATACCCATTACTCCAACATGTTGTAATGTGTTATCCACATAGTCCTCCTTTATTTAAAATGAGTGTCCACAATGACGGTTCCAGCTTTGAAAACTGTTTCACCGAAATGAGAAGCTTCTCTAGCTGCTGCATGATTTTTAACGGCGGCACCGAGAGCAGCTTTTGCAAACGGCATTGCCGCGTCGGCAACAATCCAAGCCCCAATAGCTCCAGCAGTAATAAGAGCAACTCTTTTTCGAATTACTTCTCGTTTTGCTTGCTTTTCTTTCTGCATCTGATAATAAGTCTGCTTCATAACTGGAACTTCATGCAGTTTGGCGTTAGCCTTTGCCTTGATTTCTTCGATTTGCTGTGGAGTTACTTTTTTTCCTCGAGCGTCAACTTGTACTGGCTTTCCATGGACGCTTTTAAACATAGGAGTTTCTTTCCCGCGAACACTTGTCGTAGTAATTGGATTCCCACGATGAACGCCCCAGTGCATACCTATTACTCCAACATGTTGTAATGTGTTATCCACATAGTCCTCCTTTTATTTTTTTTAAACTTTCATTTTGGAACTATGCGTTGCTGAGAGCCGCTCCAGCAATAGCAGTAATAGCGACACGCGCACCCATATACGCAAGAGCAATACCGGCAAGAGTCAATCCAGCTTTGACTCGTTCCTTATGAATGCTTTCACGAGTAGCATTAAGATCATCAGCATAGATTTTTTCCAATTTTGCCCGATGGGCCTTTTCATCAAAAGGTTTTCCATTCTTAGCAGCTTTTGATTTCTCAAACTTAGTATCAAAATCAATTTCGCTTTTTGCAAAGGCTTTTCGATCAGAAGCTTCCTTTTCTAACTTGGCGGCTTTAACAACTGCTTTTTCGGAAAACATTTTGGCCTTAGCGATTGATCTTCGATTTAGGTCACCTGCTTTCTCTCTTGCTTTCATATAGGCCACGTGATCAGCAACTTTTTGCTCGAACTCCGCTTTTGATTTTGCTGGACCGGTTGCCTTAAGAATTTGGCCGGTGGGATGCTGGGCCTTAATCCCTCCAACTCTAATCCCCGCCTCACCCTCGTTCTTACGGTGGCCCCAATGCATTCCAAGAACACCAACATGCTGTAAACTATCGTTCATTCCAATCCTCCTCATCCACCATTACTACAGGCGGCATAATAAGATACAATTCTTCTTCGACCGAAGTCCTAAGACGCCATTCAAGTTCTTCTATCTGCCGATTATAGGAGTCCAGGATAGTGGAACTTGTTGGGGGGTCGAAAAATATTTTAGTTTTAAGTAGAATATGTGACTTAACCCCTTCAAGATATGATACGTCACCAAGAAGTTGCACCCACGTTTCTGTCAATCCGGTGACAGCAAACGATTTCGGGGTGACACCAATTTGCCCAAGAACCATAAGTGCTGAATTTATTCCAACGATAATGTCTGTGTCAAAACTATTGTCGTCGGAATCAACTCCCAACAATTTTTTAATTGTGGCTAAAATGCTGTCCATGGTCACACCTTATTAAGGTATGCGCCGTTGATAAACCCGCCATCATCACCGGATTCTTCTAAGGTTAAATGAACTCGATACCACTCACCATACTGTTTTTCGATAAAAACTTGAGTCCCAGCAGGTAACTCAAAAAGAACATTGTCTTTTTTCTTGAGTGGGTCTTTTCGAACGTTAACTTTCTCACAATTAACCACTACCATTTTGACAATATTAGGGGGTTCAACCTGGCTCGGCGAATCGGTGTCTTTTTGTTCTGGCTCGACTGCATTTTCAACCTTTGCCGGAAGTACTCTTTTTGCCATTCTATCTCCTTTTTGTTTTAACGCCAAGGACTGGTATCACCAGGTCGGCGAGTTATTGGAAGTTCTGGTAATAGGGATTTGTCTCCGTAATGAATTGCTTGATGCGTCATGTGAGAAGTGCAGATTAGAAACTCAGGATCGAGTATCGAATCATCACCACGTTCAAGAGCCTCTATACTAATTGGGTTCATGTGGTGCACAATAATTTTGCCCTGAATAGGATAATCTGCAACTCCCAAATCGCGTCCATCATCTCGAATGATTACCTGATCTCTAATTCTCTTCCAAAGTTTAGAATTATATAACGTTTGATTGAGATACCTATCAAATCCAAACGTGCTAGATCCTACAACTCCGATTAGACGAAGATAGTCAAACCTCTTATCAAAACTTTTAATTTTTTGCAACTCCGTGTAGGATCTAAGAATCGAGTTCGGCATTGTCATCGCCATCATCCGACTTACCACTATAAGAACGCATAGCAGCTATGGCATTACTGAACAATTCTTCGACCTTCTTTTGAGATTTAAGAGCCTCAGTTTTGGCTCTTAACAAAGCATTCTCTTGCTCGAGTTTTTCCTTCTCAAGACGCTCACTGGTACTACCAAGTTTAAGAAAATGAGTAATGACCTGAGACGACGCTGTTCCCGCTAGAATCTGCTTTTCGGCTAAATCCACGGCAGCTAAGATTAACTGATTTTCCCGAGCCTCGAGTGTCTTTCCTGGTACTCCCCGCTTTTTTGGTTGATCAATAGAATCTACTTTTAGTCTGGCCATACTCATTCTCCTTTGTTAGACGTTCTTAGGCTTGGCGTCAATCACGTCTTGGAACTGAGGTAGGTTCTTAGTAATAGTCCAAACACCCTGATTGCTGGTTAGTGACACGAATAATAGAATCACAAGTTTAGCAATACCCTGATTATCACATGAGATGTCGGTAACGAGAATGCTCCAGCAACCAAGAAAATAAATCGCGACTGCCGTTCCACAAACAAGTAAAATGGTGATCGCTGATTTGAGATCGGTTGGTTGCTTGGCCCACCAGACTCTCACGATGGGAAAATATGTGAAAACTAATGATAAGATACTTGCTACCACCGCAACGATGGCGGCCGATGTTACAGGAAATTGAATCATTCTAACCCTCCAGGATTTTGATTTGGTCTTCGTTTTCTTGGTTCAAATGGTATCGGAGAAACGTCTGGCATTTCCGCTTTCATTTGGTTTATCAGGCGAGAACTGTATTCCCTCCAGGCTTTGCTCTCCACCCTGGAGTCCTCTAAAGATTTTTTTATTGCGAGCATTTCACTGCTATGTTCCTCCTTAAGTAAGCGTATCTCTTTATCATATTTTTCGGTTATGGTTTGGAGATCGGTTTCGTACCGTGCGTTTAAGGCATCAAAATCTTTTCTAAGATTTGTTAATTCAGTTCTCAATCCTAAGTTTTCTGCAGTAGCGCCTGACGCTATTAATTGAATATTTCGAGTGTACTCTACTTCTTCGCTTGTGGCCTCTTTTTCTACTTTTTTAATATCAACTGGCGCTTTTTTTGCAGCTATTACAACAGCAATTAATGCCGGTATACCAGCTATTAACGTCGAAACCGCAAATAGAAGAACGTAAAGCCATACTGGAATTTGGTTGGGGTCAACTACTGGTACCATTATTTGTTCCTTTCAAAAAATTAAGTATTTTCTGAATAGGTCCAGTAAATATTATACGTGTTTGCAGATGCTGGATCAAAATACCTGTAATATAAATTCCGATTGTCATCTTGTCTTGCATGTGGATTATTTCACTCCATAAATTGTAAATATATGGATTTACTACACCATCCACACGGTCGTAAAGCAAGGCAACATTAAATGCCGCACTGTTTGTAAGTAGAATTAATATCGGAATTGTCCACAACCAAAAAGATTTGTATCTTTTTATTGACAGAATAGCAAATATTCCAACAAAATCAAAAACTATTATTGCAATACGTACTATTTGTAGAATTAGTTGCGCCTGTACCATTGTTAAATGCATAAGAATCCTTTCTAATGTCTAACACAACTAAGACTTGACGTATCTAGTATATAGCAAATATCCTTACTACCATCTGGCCAGTTGTGAATAAAATATGTAATTTTGCAATTTACTCCGCACATAGAACCAAGATCCTCGGTCGGAGATACTTGCATCATTAACTGACCTTGGTTTGCTCCTGAATAGGCAACTGTGGGAACCTCGGTAATAACTTTTTGCACTTGATTTACACCGAGAGTTGTCGTTTTCTCAGCGTAGGTTGGCTCTGGCCTTGGAAACTCGGCAACCCGAAAGGCGAAAACCAAAAATACGATTAAGATAATGACACTAATCGCGCCAATACCATACATTAACCATGTTGATTTTTTCATCTTTCTCCTTTGGCCGTGGTACATCTTGAGTGTCCTCAATACGATAAATGTAGATTATAGATGCTAAGATGGTTAAGACATACAATATAATCGACTTCCAACTCAACTCATATTTCTGTCGAATTAAGTCTAGAGCGATTTCTATATCTGTCTTAACCATCTCGTTTTCTTGAAAAGGCTGCTTATCATCTGGCATTAGTCAATCTCCTTGGTCCTTACGGGTTTTACCTAATAAATGGTCGGGTCTGATCGCCTATAAATTGTAGTAACAACCTGAGTGCTCCCAAAGAGACTGAGTAATACCAGAGATAAGCAGTTTTATTACGTGTTCACGATCGGCATAAATATCCGGTTTTGTAGGACGGGTTGAGGCTTCTCTTCAAGATGAAATAACTTTTTGAAGTCAATTTCGCTCTTGATAAACCAACTATTGTCGATGTGAGTTGGATAAGGAAAACCTTGCATTTGGCGAGTCAGATCTGGTACAGAGGTATCTTGCCACATCCACACATTTTGAAGTCGGCATAAATAAGGCATAACCATGAAGGGCGACGTATAACTCGCGATCCATCTAGGATATTTCTGAGTGAAACTCATGTCCATCCCCGACATCTCGGCAAGCCATAAAAACCAACTTTCATACCAATCCGCCCCATACCAAAGACAAGGTTCTCCGTTGATTTGACTTACAGCGTCAAGATAATCGCGAAGAGATGCGGTCATTTGCTTAGCAACTGGAGTCCTCGCCACAATATCAGCCTGAGTCATTGTGTTTTTTGATGCCCGGTATTTTGGGTCGTCCGTATCTTCTATATCAACGGCAAGTTTAATTTTTGTCAGGTCAATACTTGGTAAAACATCAAGTAATCGCTTTCTAAAATAAGAAGCCTGACTTTGCGGTGAAATTTCGACATGCCAATAATGATAAGGAAATACTGCATCAACTCCTGACATTGTTGCTGCCAAAAATTGACGAAGAAAGACCTCTTCTGGGTACCCACTCCAAACACCTTCGCCTGTTTTAATTCCAATAAAGCGGATAGAAGACCTAGTGTTCTTTACTTTCGTAAAATCAACTGGAACGAACTGTCCATCTTTATTGTAGTCTTGATAAACGCTAACGTCTGGACCTTCTATTGGATAAGGAGGAGCCATTCGTATTGTACTAGCATTAGTTTCGTCTATTGCCATAGGACTCCTTTTTAAACATTAGTTCTCAGCCAATCGATATAAGCCTCAAAAGCATCTCCGGTTGAGGAAATGATGAAACCTATGTTAGCTACGGTAAAACCATAGGATTGATTTCCCATACTTCTCCAAGCCAGTCCATTTGATGAGTAATAGAAATACACAGTAGAACCAATTCTTTGTATTCTAAAGTATATTGGACCATTATATAGAACACTAGATGCAATCTCCCATTGTTGCACCCAAGCGCCATTACTCCAGACATAAGATTGAACATTGCAGAAATCATTAACGTGTTGGGCTGCGGTTGTTGTAGCATACATCGACGTCATCACTCGTAATGATCTATCTGCATTTTCAATCGTAAATGCTATCCAACCACCAACATTAGGACTTGTAATTCCAATGCCACCAATCTTCATTCTGGCATCAAAGTCCCCAGTTGGTGCCCAGGGAATTGATCCATGACGGTCATTGCTTGTTGTGTGCTTTAAATACAAATGACTCTCGGCAGTTGTGTTAGTGTCGATAACCTCTGGCGCCGTGTCCCAAGTGATTTTGTTCACATCAGTTGCGAGATTGAACTCCTCGCAGATACCACTACCGTTACGTCCAGCAATATCGGGAGATGCCTTCAAGCCTGGAAGATCAAGTAGTAAAGCCGACATATCTGAGGTGTCTTGCGTTTCATCAGTTGCAACCCACGACACTCTGGTCAAGCAGTAGTAATAATTACTACCAGACTTCCCGTTCACAACTATCTTTAGAATATGCCGACCATCATAAGCGACTGTGAACGTTGCAGTTTTGACTACATTCGCTGTGGTGTTGGAAGAATACCAGTCCTGTGTTGCGAATAAGTCATCGTCCATGTACCACTCATCTATACCTGCGTCCGGCTCGCTCATCCCAAGTACACTGAATGTATAAGTTCCAGCTTTTAGAAGAATAGATGCTTGCGCCGAATCCCCATCGGCTGGACCATTTTGATAGAAATAAACTTTGTATTGTTGGGGTAAAGTTCCCGTGCCTGTATCTGGATTGATGGGATTGCCATGTGTTACCGTAAAATCTCCAAACATCAATTCGCCACGTTGAGGATAGATAGATCGAACACCTACACCAGAGATTGAGGTACAAACCAAGGAAGCGTTTGTAACATCAACATGAGAAACAGTTGCCGAAGTAATTCCATCAAAAGTTACTAAGGCTTCAACGTATTCCCCAACATGCATATAAAACTCAGAGGAAATAGATGATTCGCTATTTGTATGCGCGTTTCTTCTATCTACGCCAGGATACCAACGAGAAGAATCGTTTCTGGTAAGTTGAGTATATATTTCACGACTACCAGTATCACTAGGAGTCCATTGGGTATTAATCGTAAACCTATACCAACCTGCCGTATGGCATGTAAACCTAGAATTATCCACGGTATTACTATGGATATTGTCTGTATTTGAATCTTCAATATCCCAAGTTATAGCACCACCATAAGTAAATAGCTGATCCTCAGATTTACGAACATTGCATCTGGGAAGATTGAAAACAGTTTCGGTTGCGCCAGAAATATCAATGATGGTCGTATGGTTATCTGGATCGTCTGTTACGGTCACACCACCAGTAAACTTTAGATTAGTTTCCTGGGGAAGTATGGACGTAACGTCCTCTATAACATGGCCACCACCAGTACCTCCAGAAGATTCACTGAACTCTAATCCAGTCTCAGCCTCATTTACTTTGGCGATCTTTCCAGCCATACCAGCATAGCTATGAGGAGTGTCAGTCAGGTCTGTAAATGCCGATGCACCTCCACCACTTCCAGTCTTTATTGGGGAAAAACCAGTTATGGCCACATCGTCAACCCAGGTAGCCATTGTGTAACGTGGGTCCCAGCCAGTCATCCATGTAACTAACTCAATAGCTCGAACCCATTTGAGATTATGCTCTGGCGGAATGGTTATGCTTTGATAAGTCCAGTCAAAAGATGCTACCGGATGAAAGTTTTCCTCGTAATATGTATCGTCAGAAAACCTTACACGGATTATCATCAATGGACTTTGGTAATCATCATTATGTTTCCACCAAGCGGACACAGTATCTCCCGCGTGAGCGATAGGGTTGTTCATTTCAAATCGAACACCTAACTCGCATTCTGGATCTAGGAAATTATTGATACCGTTCCAAGCGATTTTCAAACTGCCAACCGCTGTATGGCCAACGCTATTATCCCAAGACAATACTCCATGCGGATCTTCTGTAGTCCACCCATCAACGGCATGAACGATTTGATGATTTTCTGCCCAACCTTGCAAATCGGATAGAAAATCAAAGACCGTTCCAGAATTTGAGAACACACCATCACCATGTAACGTGTCGGAATGCTTACCTGTTAGATTTGGAACTAGACCTGGATGACCTACTGTGGCCAAAAGTCTTGTGTCTGCGTTATCAGTAGGATTTCCTAACTCGTTAAGTTTGATTCCACCTGGAATAACGTCGGCAGAAAGAATTTGGTTTGGGTCTATCGTAAGATTAACAGATGAGGTATCGGTTACTGTAACTTTCTCATGACTGGCGTGAGGACTCAAAACCCATTCCGTACCATTATCAGATAACACATCCGATTTACCAGCGTCAGTTGGGCTGTTTGTAGGAGCAGATAAATGCCTAATCGATTTTGTTCCTTCGTCGGAATGCAACTCGAAGAAATCTGTAACAAACCAAGTTGCGCGATCTCCTGGCTCGGGCTCTCCGGCAATTACTGGCATTTCACAAGAATAAACAAAAGGTTGAAGTCCCTTTCCAATCTCATGCGTTCCGTACATCCAATCCCAGCATTTTGTAAGTGTTGCTGTCTGCGTATTAGGATCGGTAGGCCAATACCAACCAATATTCATCTCGTTCATTGCACCATCGAGAGTGGTCATAACAACGTGTTGAATTGAATCAACCAATGGATCTAACTCTCGTACTAAATTCTCATCAAATTGTGGAACACCAATAACTGCTTGAAAATACAAACATACACGATAATAGTAATAAGCACCAGAACCGATTGTTCCACGATTAGCGTTCATACCAATCATAGGAGAACCATTGTGATCTAAAACTACTTGGCAACCTATCCACTTATCTCCATTATCGACAGGATCTCTCCAATGAGTTGAGGTTCCCCATACAAATGGTGTTGGATCTTTACAATAAACAAAACCTTCACGATCAAGTCTTTCGATTGGATAGTAATGCGGTGTCTGTCCTAGGAAAACTCCTTCGCCACCAAATGGATTAACATTACCACCATTCAATTTTGCGTTGATAGAACAAAAACGATAGTGAAGATTTTGTGAACCTACGCATTTGCTAACGATTGACGAAATTGTTCCTTCTGAAAGGCAATCACATCCAATAACGTAAGCGTCGCCTTCCGACAAAAGCCATTGTAAAGAAATAGCATCGGCAGTGGTACTATGAAATTTTAGATTAGCAAGTTCAGAGCCATTACTTAAAGTAATGAGACCTGTTAAGGTCGTACCTTTTCTATCGGCCCCAACAATAGCCACGTCTTCTGGAATTGTGTAGTCGCCATCAATTGTTCCGTTTGGGAGTAAGTAAATATCTCCCGAAACATGTGACGTCAAAGCCTCAACAAACTGACTTGGTAAATATTCACTAATAGGAGACCTATCAACATGAAGAATTAAAATTTTGTTGCGATCAACACCGACAAGATCGCCTTGATCCATCATACTATCAATCAAATCGAAATAGTTTGACTCGTTAGGCACATCACCTGTATTGAAATAACTCTTAAGAATATCCTTACTTTTTTTTGGCATGATGTTCCTCACTTTAGATTTGTTATGATTAGATCTTGATAGGTTCTTATAAGTTTCAAACACTTTTAAGAGGAACATTGAGACTTCCAAAACCGCTAAGGGCATCTTGAAAGGAGAAAACAGGACACCAACCTGTTCTTTTTGCGGAAATCTCAATGCCCCTCTTAAAAGAGTTTGCCTAAAAATACCCCCCGGAGAAATATGAAAAAGGCACGCGATAAGCAAGGGGGGTATGTTTTACGAGACC